TGGGCGTCCTACGTTCGCGGCCAACGTCTCGCTAAGAGAGGTTAACCAGACCGCCTTTCCGTTCCCCGTCGCTTCGCTCCTGACGCACTCCGTGCGTGGGAATCTCTCCCTTTTCTGCTTTGCTTTGCGCTTCGCGCAGCAAACGAGTGGCGAGGCTGCAGGGGCATTGACCGTTCAGTGCTTCACTCGATTGCACCCTTCGGGCTTGCGAGAGCGAGCGGTGCGATCAACCATAGTAGATATAAAGGGCGATTTTTGAGGGAAAAAGGGGTTTTCGCTATATTCTAGCGGGCGCGAGGGAAAAACGCGCTGGCGGGCGTCCTAGAGAGCGGGAATGGGCTGATTATTCGTAAGAAGTGGCGAGTAAAGCGCGAAATGCGGGCTAAGTCGCACCGCGTGGCGAGATAGAGCCGCTGAAATAGCGCCCGCTTTTGTTTCAATCACAATTTATTTTTAGCAGCGTTTGCGTAGGGGAAATGAAGAATTGCGTTAGTGAGTGCAAAAATAATTGTTGACCTTTTAAAAGCACTCGCTAGTTTCAGCCCCATGACAAACACATCAACACAAACAAACGCAGGCGCGGCGACGACAGCGCAACCACGCAGCAAATGCTCCTACGTTGTCCAATTCCGGCCCGCATATCGCAGTCATTTTTCATGGCTTTCCAATGCGGAAAATGCCGCCGATGCCGTCGCAAAGTGCGATTATTTTCGCGCCATCGCAAAGAGCCGGGGCGATGCTACTGAGTTTCGCGCCAAAGCAGTCGCCGCCCGATAACACAACCCGCAACCTACACACAATCACACATCATGAAAACCACTAACCAACTCCAAGCCGAATACGACGCGAAACTAGCCGAAATAGACAGGCTCATCGCGGAGAACAACGCGAAGCTCGCCGCGAATCACCTCGCCATGCACGAGGCCATTGCCGCCGCGCAATCCGCCATTGCCACAGCCATAGAAAAATTGAGCAAATGAAACGCTTTCCTCTTTCCTCAATTCCAAACGTCGAAGGATTCCGCTTCATCGGCATCACGAAGGATGACAGGCGGATTGTCTGCTATGTCGCAACAAATGAAAGCGGCTCGCACGAAGCACGCGACGAATCAGACGGCAGTAATTGCTTTCATCGTCTCGCATATTGGGAGATAATCACGGGCTGATATGGCAAAGACTACACAAAACGACGGCACGGGCGCGCCTGCGGCGTTAAAGCGCCTAGAGACGGAAGAGTTGAAATGCTACCAGTCGAAGGAGCAGCTAGAGGCCGCGCTTTCCGATCTTCCTGAGCCTTCGCTGAACGCGACCACGGAGCAGCATGAGCTTTGGTCAGCGCAAAAGACGCGGCTAGAGAGCGATCTGCTTTTTAGTTTTAAACGCTGGGATATTGCGCGGAAGGCGTTGATGGAATACGACAAGTCCGTTGCGCCAGAAAAGCGCGAGGGTGAAAAGATACTTGTGAGCGAGTGCAAGGAGATTTTCTCTCAGTATCAACTCAGCATAGACCTCGCCATTGAGCAGACAATCATCGCAGACGCGCAATCTGCCGCACTGTGCGACTCTCCTGAGGCTTTTCACATCGCCCATGCCGGAAACTACCGCGCAGCAAAGGAAGGCGCGATTACGGCGGCGAAGAATGACGGCGTGCTTCCCGCGTGGTTGACGATATGACAACCATAGAATTTGCGCGGCAAAACATTAGATTCGACAAGTCGTCTCCGATTACGGGGCCTTTCAGAGACGAGCTATATCCATTTATTTGCAAGCCGATGGATGCCGCCGACGATATTTCATGTAAAAGACTTGTGATTTATAAAGCCAGTTCCTGTATGGGAACGGTTTTGGGGCAAATCATAAACGCGAAGCGAATTATTCACGACCCCGGCGACCAGCTTATGGTTTGCCAAACAGACGACGACGCCGCAACTTGGGCGAAGACTCGCGGAAAAGATTGGATACGTTCTTTGCCAAATGCAATGCGATTACTTTCCCGCGAAAAGTATGCAATGACAAATGACCTATGGCTTTTCCGTCATAAGTTTTTAGCCATATCCGGCCCCGGCATTTCATCGGCTCAAAGTTTGCAATGCCGATATATGCAGAGCGACGAGGCGCACCTAGATAGCTACGCGCCGGGTCGGCTTATTGAGTTTGAGAAGCGGCTTGGCGGGAGATACAACCGACAGGCAACGCATATCACTACGGCTCCAGACGAGGGGAAGGAAGTTGACACATTCTTTCTAGCCGGACAACAAGACGAGTGGCATTTCCGCTGCCCGAAATGCGCGGAACTATTTTGGCCGCTTTGGGCGGAAGATGCTAAGGAGAAATACGGCGCGGAGGTGTTCGTGATTAACGGCGACTCCATTTCTTGCGTCTGTCCGCATTGTCACGAATCATTTCAAGACACCGCACGCGAACGCTACGCGCTCGTGAAAGATGGCGACTACGTTTCACAGAATCCAACAGCATCGCCGGAAACTCGTTCGTTTCGGTGGAGTGTTTTTGCGGCTCATTGGATTTCATGGCGGGAAATGCTGATTGAGTCAGTCGCGGCAATGGAAGCGGCGAAGCTCGGCAACTTGAAGCCGTTGGAAGACTTTCACAAGAAACGCCTCTGTAAATCTTGGAAGCCTTTTCTTCCCGATTTTGGCGGCGGAAAAGGCGTCAATGATTATAAACTTGGCGACGTTTGGGAAACCGATCAGGAAAAGATAAGAATAATCAGCGCGGACTTTCAAGCTGGCAGCGGAGACGAAGGCGCGCATCTTCACGCGCTTTGCGTGGAGTATGACCGCCTTGGAAACTCCCGCCGCATCGAATACCGCAGGCTGGATACTTTCGAGCAGCTTCATCAAATGGCGCTCACTTTGGGCGTTCGTGAAGCTAAGGTTGACGGCAAACTTACGGGAAAAGGAACGTGCGTCATTGTGGACTCAGGGCATGAGAACAGGCTAGTGTTTCGTGAGTGCTCAAAATACGGATGGTATGCCTATCGCGGCTCAGACCTAGAGCAATTCCACGTTGTCACGATTGACGGCAAGCAAGTCTCGCATCCGATGCCTTACTCAGTGCCAAAGCCGGAAAGCGGCGTCGTTGGAGAGAAACAGCCCGATAGACTGCGCGGAGTTGCCAAGGGCGCGCTTCCCGCAGGATGGGCGTATTGTATAGTTGGTGACAATAATACGCTCTATGGCTATTTATCCGCGCTTGTCGGCGGCTCTAGCGGACGTTACTTCGGCATTGCGTCCGATATGCCGGAGATTTACGTCGCCAATATGCCCGCGTTTATCCCGCTTGTGGAGACGGACAAAAAGACGAACAAGGCAAAGGCAACGGTGTGGAAGCGCGTTCGCAGGGATCATTTTTGGGATTGCGAGGTAATGGCGTTGACTCTCGCAATGAAGCACGGATATTTTCCGCTAGCTATAACCAAAACACAGGAGACAAAATGAACACATATAAATCAACACAAAAAGACGACTGGTTATCCACCTCAGCGAATGAGGTTTTTAAGAGCGAAGTATTTACAGATGAAAGCCCGATTGATGACGATAATCGTTTAGACTACGCGGATTTTCAAAAACGCTCTGAAATTGTAACGAAAACTATGGCCTTCAAGTTAGGATTGCAGCACGGGCCGGGATTTGTTGAAGTAGAGACTTGGAGATGCGAAGCTACGCGCGCAAACATGATTAGAGTGAAGCTGACTGTTTTCACTTTCCGCTAGCTATTTCACGGCAGTCGGTGTAAAAGCCAACTCAGTGACGGACAACAGTATTGTTTCGGCCTATTGGTGTGGGCTGGTTATCTCATACGCTGGGGCGGTAAAAACGTAAAAGCGCGCCCGCCGTCGCCTAACTTTGCGCTTGCTAGTTGTTAGGTGTCTCTGCTATATGTCCGCGAAATGCCTAGCCCGCGCAGACTTTTTCGCAACTTTACTACCGCCCAAATCCAGCAGTTGCTAGACAGCGGGTTTGATCGCGCCCTTTACGGCACATTCACAAGCCTTAGCGGAGGGGCGAAATCGAGCGGGATTCAAAACATGGACTTGAGTGAATTACTCATGGAAGCAAACTATGAGCTAGGCATCCGTGGCGGCACACTTGGGCCGTCTAAAACATATCAAGACTTCACGGGTAATCGCCCGCCAATTACCGTCAATGACTAAGCCCGCACTCTCTGAACGAATCAAAGCAGGCATCCAAGGCATCGCGCTCGGCGTTGCTAAGTTTGCAGGCTACAATGCAGCGATGCCGAATAAGGTGCAAGCGCCAGCAACGCGCACGGGCACTAATCCAAACTCCAGCTACGCGCAACAGCAGCGCGTGCGGTTGTCTTTTGAGGGTGAGAACGCGATTAAGAACACTAGCTTTGCTCGCAACTACATTAACAAACGCCGGATGTATTGCAGCAGCGGAATCACATACGCGCCCGATACTGGCGACCACGCGCTAGATGAAGCCGTGAGCGCGTATTGTATGGAGCAATGGAAGCACATGGGCGTTGGTTGCTCCATGCAACAGGCGTTTGCCCGTGCGTCCGATGTGAACTTACCGGAACGCGGAGACTCCGCGCTTCAATGGTATCGTGACGAGGGGCGCTTGCGCTTGTTGGAAGTCACGGCGGATCGCATTGGCGAGCTTTATCAGTTCACTCGACCCGTGCGCGATGTTCGCAGCGGCGAAGTCTATTTTTCCGGCTTGTATTTGCAGGGGCCGAATACCGCCGCCTATCGCATTTACGAGCGCGGATTTGACGCGATTTACACAAATCCGCAGCGCGTGGAAGCGTGCGACATTATCTTTTTCAAAGACGACATCACGGGCGGCGTTCGCGGCGTTTCAATCTTTGCATCCGCGCTGGAAGACGTGAACTCGCGTTATCAGATTTTGAAGTCCACGAAAGACACGATGCAACAGCAGTCGAAGATTGCGGCGATTGCGTCGAATAACAGCGGGCAACCAAATGAACTCGATTACGAGACGCAAGTGAGCAGCGAGGGCGCGGTGGAATACGTAGAGACGATGGCAGACGGCGCTATCGTGAAATACCAGTTCAACGGCGACAATTATCAAGTGCTGAAAGGCGAGCATCCAAGCGATTCGTTCATTAACGGTATGCGCTACTTGGACGCATCGGCTTCGCTTGCAGTCGGCTTTCCTTACGAGTTTTTATTCAGCGGAGCGCAAAGCGGCGGTGCTCCTTTCCGTGGCGCATTTGAGGCGGCGGGGCGCGAGATTATGCGGCTCCGCAATGACGTTCACCGCCCTCGATTGGACGTTATCAGCTACGTGACAATCATGGACGGCGTGGAGCGAAAGAAGCTCCCGCCCATGCCGAACATTGCGCGTGGTTGCTGGGGCTTTACTACGCTGCCCACGGCAGACGCCTTCCGCGACGATGCTTCGGACATCAAGGCGATTCGCAGCGGCATCACGACGAAAAGCGCCGTCATCATGGCCAACAGCGGGCGCAGCTTTCCCGTCGTTTTGCGCGAGTCCATGCAGGAAGCGGTTGCAACAGCAATGGCCGTCGAAGATGCAAACCGCGCACTTGTAAAAGCTGGATACAAGCCAAGCGTTACCATTGCCGACATTGCACAAGTGAGCGACAATCCACAACAGTCGGCAGCAGCGGAAGGCATGACCCTTTCGCAAGAAGCCTCAGTGCCGCTTCCAGATAATTCAGAAAAAGCACGCTTGTCGGAAATGCTTTCTGAATATGGAGAGTGTGAAGGTTGCGAGCATTGCGATGACTCAATCGCGAGAATGGAAGATGATTCTGAGAAACGATTTGAAAAAGTCGTGACTGATCCAGAGACAGGAAGAGATCGGACGGTGAGATATGGCCAAGCAGGAAAGGCGGCAGATGGCGGCGACCGAATCAGGCCGGGAACTGCCAAGGGTGATTCCTATTGCGCCCGCAGCGAGAAAATAAAAGGCGACTGGAGGTCAGACCCAAACTCTCCGAACAATCTATCTCGCAAAAAATGGAATTGTCGCGGGCCAAAATCATTAGAAAAATGAGAGTATCACCACGCCGCACGCCGATAGCACGCGCCCGACTTTCCGCTGGATTACAGCAGAAAGAAATGGCCGCGAAGATTGGCGTTTCTCAAAGCTATCTGCAAAAGGTAGAGCTTGGAGTCTTAAAGCCTAGCCTTCGTTTGCAGGAGATAGCAAAGGCGCTTTCCCGCGTTAAAGCGCAATGCGTTTAGCTTCCCTCGCTTTACCTAATCGGATTAGGTATAAGCGCGGAAATGGCAACAGCTTTAGCATCACTTAGGCACGCATCGTTTTCGCAAGATAGCATCAACGGCGATGTGCTTTTGGGCGTAAAGATTGCAGAACTAGGCAAGGTCGCGTGCTTTAGCGGGCCGGATGGAAAGCCGCGCTATGCGACAATCACGCCCGCATTTGTGGATGCGCTACTTTCTCATGCTGGCAGTCGTTCTATTCCGGTTCATTGGACGCACGATTACAAGCAGGGCAACGGCGATGCGCTGCACGCCAAGGTCGGCAAACTTAAAGACATTCGCAAAGACAGTGAAGGAAACCCCATTGCAGACCTTCACCTAGCGCCGGGCCAGTATAAGGAGACCGCTCTATGGAACGCAGAGCACGACCCTGAGAATATGATGCTGTCGCCCGTGTTTTCCTACGACCCGTCCGATAAGGACAGCACGCCTCTCGATTTTCAAGCCGCCGATTTAGTCGAATGTGGCGCAGCGACTACGGCTCTTTTTTCCGCAGCACAAACACAAACACAAACACAAACCAAAATGACAGACGAAGATAAAATCGAAGTCGCTAAGATGATTGCAGACGCAATCGCCGCAGCGAACAAACCAGCGGACGCGCCCGTCGTGCCCGACACCGCCGAAATGGAAGCAACCGCAGGCGTCACCGATGCCGACAAAAAGCCGGAGGACGAGAAAGCGCCCGCGCTCATGGCCGCGTTCGCACGTTGCAACCGCGCAATCAAGCGCCAACTCGAAACCGCCAAAGGCGAAGCCGTAGTGCTCGCAGAGGCTAAGTTCACCGCCGCTCTCGGCGCTGGCAAGTTCACGCTTCCAGCCGCGCCAGCCGCGAAGGATGAAGTCGAAGAGGCTATCGCCGCTCAAATCTCAGCAGGCGCTAAAGATCGCTCCACGGCAATCTTCCGCTTGGCCAAAGATAAACCCGAAATCTACAACTCTGCTCGCAAAGCAGGAAAGCTCTAATACCTAACTCATCATGGCTACTACAAACACAGCTACAACTAACATTGGCATCCAAAAAACCGTCACGGCAACCGCCGTTGCGATTTCTCGTGGTGCTCGTCTCCTGCTTAACACTAACGGACTCGTCAGCGTTGCGGGAATCACTATTGCAGGCGATTACGTCGCACTTCAAGACATTCCGGCTTCCGGCACGGGCCTCGCGGCTCCTATCGGCAGCGGCGGCAGCGTGCCAGTGCTCGCTTCCGCAAACTGCACCGTCGGCGCAGCGGCTTACTCCGCAGCATCCGGCAAAGCGTCCGCAACATCAACTAACGCCGTGCTAATCGGCAAATGGCTGCAAGCTCCTTCGACCGATACTCTCGGCGTGGTGGAACTCGGCTACGTTGCTTAATTACTAACTAAATAATACAATGCCAGCATATACTAACTCAACAGCCCGCCCTCGGCAGGAACTCGCATCCGTCATTCGTGAAGGGCGCGGGATTAACAAGCTCAACATTCATTCGCAGATTCTTCCGGCCCTCCCGGTGAACAAGCGCACGGTGCATTTGGTGAAGGCCAAGATTGCAAACGCGCAGCTTGCACGAATCTTGGATGATTACTTCATCACTGCTCCCGGCGCAAACGTCGAGCGCATGACGGCAACTCTTAACGATGACTCGTTCACCGTTACGATCCGCAAGCGCGAGATTCAAGTGCCCGACGAAGTTGAAATGGATTACGCCGATTATCTCAGCGTGGAATCCCTCATGGCAGCGCAGGCCGCAGAAGCCGTGGAAATCACCACGGAGTATCTGACAGCCGCCGCGATCATGAACACGACCAACTTCGGCAGCGCAACCAACAGCGCCGTTGCTTACACGGAAGCCAACCTCGCCACGGTCAACTTCGTGCGCGATGTGTATGACTCGATTGAGCGCGTGCTGGATAAGGGCGAAGTTGCCGACACTATCGTTCTTAGCTCGCAGGTATATAAGCGCATCCGCCGCTCTACCTTGCTGACTAACTTCGTTGTTTCCCAACTCGGCAAAGGTTACGAAGTCAACCAGAGCAATCTGCAACTCGCGTTTGCCGACGCTGGCATCAAAAAGGTGCTCATTGGAAACAGCGTCTATAACAGCGCAAGCGACGGCGCAACGCCAGTTATGTCTCGCATTTGGGGCAATACTTACGTCTGGGTCGGCGCGGCTGGGGACAGCGCCAGCGCGCAGGAAGACGGCATTGCAACGCTCCAAGGTTGCGGCGTTAATGCTTATTGGGATTCCTACACTCCCGCAGATGGATATGGCGTGGATACCTACCGCGAAGAGAAAACGGAGTCGAACATTGTTCGCACGAAAACCTCGAAAGCGCCCTACATTGCGAACGGCAATGCGGGAGACCTTATCGCCACACAATACAGCTAGTCTCTAGTTTGAACTAGATTCACAAAGCCCGCGCTTGGAAACAGGCGCGGGTTTTTGCTTGCCAATAACCGCATCCTGTAATAGCTAGTCTGCACCTATGGCAAAAGAAACACCATCAAACGACAGGCAAGTTGACGCACTTAAACGGCAGATTGCTAAACAAGAGGCAGAACTAGACACGCTGAAAGGCAAGGCACTAACGAAAGTCGCAAAAGCGGATGACGCATTTGCTGGATATAGCGGCAAATACAAAGACATTCGCACGGGCGAAATCGTTGCGCTAAAGGTTCTCGACGCGCATGAGGTTCGTTTTCTTCGCACGCACCTAGTCAAAGGCGAGAATACAAGCGGCGACTACACGGCGGCGGATTTCCGCAGACTTTTCGACAAGCTCTAGGAATATGGCATCGAAGCTATTCGTGCCGATTCTCGATAACGGAACTGGCATCATAAAGGCGCAATATGTCTATTCCGCTTTAACGGCATTAACGGGGCGCGGCATCGCGCTTGCTCGCTTTTCTCAGCCCTACCCAACTAGGATAATGAACATGGCAACGGCCACGTTTCTTTCTAGCGATTGCGATGAAATGCTGATTATAGATTGCGACATCAACTTCACCCGCGCCGATGTGGATAAGTTGCTATCGCATGACGTTCCGCTTGTGTATGGCCTCTATCCAAAGAAAGCACTTCCTCTGCAATGGTGCGTTGCCACGTTGACCGATGAAAACCCGTTCGGCGGCGACGAGCCGCTTGTGGAGGTCAAACGCGCAGGGCGAGGCTTTATGCGCGTGCATCGTAGCGTTTTCGAGAAGATGAAACCGCTAGTGCCGGAGTATCACAACCACGGGCGTCCAGAGTGGCAATTCTGGCATGAAGGGTGCGACAATGACGGAGAATGGCGAAGCGAGGACTGGTGGTTTTGCGACAACTGGCGAAAGTTAGGCGGAAAAGTATTGGTGGATCAAACTATATGCTTGCAACATATAGGCGATTACTCTTATGGTGCGACTATTCCTAACAACTCCTAACCACATACTAACATGGCAGACCTCGCAGTAACAGCAGCTAACGTCCTTAAATCTTCAAACGGCACTATCGCCGTTTTGACAGCATCAACCGCAATAACTCGCGGGCAATATATCTACACTCTAGCCGCAGGAACGGCGGGACTTGCGGATAGCAACGGCACGACTCCAGCCAATAGCGTAACGGGCATTGCGCTCGCTGACGTTGCGACGGGGCAGCCCGTGCCATACGTGCCGACAGACACGGCGCTGACTACGGGCTTCACCGCTAGCGCGGCTGGCGTTGTCATCTATCTCAGCAGCGACACGGCAGGCGCGGCGACCGAGACTTACGCCGACCTGGATTCCGGCTCTACGGTGATTGTTCTCGGCAGTATGCTGACCACTACCACGATGAAATTCTCGCCACTTGTAGGCGGCGTGAAGCCGTAAGGCTATGGCCTTGGATTTCAAGGCATCATCGTTGCGGGCGTTTAACGCCATGCTCAGCTCGTCTATGTTTGGCGACACGCTTTCCTTCAATGGGAAAAGCTATTCGTGCATTGCTCCGCCGATTGAATACACGAAGCGCATGGCGACCGCGAATTATGAAGAGCAGATGCCCGCTACTTTTCAAATGCTGGCGACTGATTTCACGGCTAGTGAGATTGCCATTAAATCCGTGTTCGCCCATAACGACAGCGCGTTTCAAGTTATCGCAATCACGCGAGATAATCGAGACGGCAGCGTTGAGCTTCGCGCCAACCTTAAACAATGAAAAAGACTGGATTTCGCGTAGATGTTTCGACGCTTCGGAAAAAGCTGGAAGCGATGAAGCAAGTTGCGGCAATCCAGTTTAAGCCGGACGTGATGGACTACACGAAAAAGACGCTGGCGACGGCTTCGCGGATTACTCCCGTCCGTGACTTTTCGGTGATTCGCTCAAATCAAATCCAGAAAAAAGGAAACCAGTTTCAGCGATGGAAAGAGCAAGGAGGGAGAGGAAAGACAAAGGCGCAATTTTTGGCGGGCCGTGCTCCTGCTCGCTTCCTTTACCGCGCATCGTGGGGGCAGCTTGCGCGCTCGCTCGGCTTACAGATTCCAGAAAGCCAGCAGGTCAAAAACGCCACCTCACGACGCGACCCGATAAAAGCGCCACCTCGCGCCTACGGTCAAATACGCGGAGGAAAGCGCACGTTCTCTGTGGCGATGTTCAATCCATTTTTAGCCATGCCTTCGCGCTATAAGAAATTCACGGGCGAACAAATAATTGCCGACGCGCAGAAAAAGCATGAGCGGCAATTTAGGCGTAACGTGAACAAAAGGCTAAAGGTCACACTCTACGCCATAATGAACAAATGAGCACCGATGAAATTTTCCAGTTTGAAAACAACCTAGAGTCTGCTTTTTGCGGGATTCTAAAAACGGCCACGCCCCACGTTTATCTTTCGCGCATGGTGGACTCGGCGCAATCTCCGCGCCTAGAAATCAAAGCGACAACGGGGCAGACACAGAATCACGCCAAGCTAGCCGTTGACCGCGTGCGCTGGATTTATGACGCCTACGACGGCACGATTGAAGTGAAGGTTGTCACGAATCGAACAAGCGAGGCAAAGAGCGATGCACACGCAAAGCTAGTCGGGCAGGCGCGGGCGCGTATGCAGCTTTACTACATCACGCAGGAGTGGACTAAGCAGAACTCGCCATTGCTAGTTATGGATGTGCGCGAGGCTAGCTCTGACACTAGCTTTGACGATGAAATGAACCTCGACACTTCTACGTTGACATTCGCCATATATTTCTCTATTAACCCTAACGCTTGGCCGACGAATCTCTAAACCTAACCACTCAAAATCATGCCAGTCCCTAATCAAATTCTCGATGGAACTCCCGCTTTCGGGACGACCACTATCACAATCAACGCTGTTACATATATCGTAAACAAAAAGACGATTACGTGCAACTGGGCATCCACTGAGGACTTCACGGCGGCGGGATTGCCTAACCGCAAGCATTGGACAAAAGGACGTTATACTTGGCAGGCTGAATTGCAACTTGCGTCTGGCGCGACAGCGTTTCCGGCTCCGGGCGCGACATTCACCGACACGCCTCCGAATGAAACCTCCGCGCTTACTTTCGTTGTCACGACCGTTCCCTACGAGGAAGAAAACACTCCCGGAGCTATCCGCGTTGTGAATGTCTCGGCGGAAAGCGGAACAACTATTACCACGGCCTAATAATGTGGCAGGTCAATCTTGCATCCACGGCTTTGATGACGCGATAGCGAGCGAAAGGCGCGACCGCTCCAAGGCGTTGCTTGGACTCCCTGAGTTAATCGGCGGCATCGTGTGTATGCCTTTGACGCTTCGCCGCTTCGAGTGGTTGCGTGCGTATGATTCGCCGTTCGTTTGCGGCGGAAAGATTACAGACGCGGCGGTGCTGCAATTCCTTTGGTTTGTTTCGCCTTTATTTCCGTTTGATGCCGTGCAGGAGGGGCGAGACGCCTTTATCGAAACAAACGCGACCTTGGACGTTGTAGCAACATTGGAGGGCATTGACGCATTTCTTGACGCGGCGTTTCTCGATGCTCCTACTGGTTCAACGTGCAAGCCGTATTACTCGCCAACTGCGGGCTTGTATCACAGCTTAAACGAAAGCTATCCGTCCGGCGAATGGACATTGGAGCGCGTGCTAGATTCGCCGCTGAACGTCATTTATCAGCTAATAAAAGCGGCGGATCGTTCTCGCGGTTGCGTAGTAGTCAATCGCAGAAGCGACGAGATTGCTAGTAAATGGGGCGATGCGCTCGA